GTCCTGCTGGTCCTGCTGGTCCTGCTGGTCCTGCTGGTCCTGCTGGTCCTGCTGGTCCTGCTGGTCCTGCTGGTCCTGCTGGGCAGGAGTTTGTTCAGCGCCATTCTGCGCGGCAAGCTTTTCAGCCTCACGCTGTGCGCGCTGCTCTTTGGTCAATCCGGCCATTGGGCCTCCTGAATAACAAAGGGGCCGAAGCCCCACTGGGTTAACCCATGATGATGGTGGAGTGTTCAGGCTGAACAGATGCCACACCCCATGCCACACCAACCTCGTAACGCACCTGACGGTACTGGCGATACAGCGCGATCTGGAAGGTGATACCAGAGACCGGATCGGTTACGTTCATCACGTCGTCAGCGGTATCGCCGCCTTTAGGCATGGCCGGGGTACGGCAAGCCAGCAGGAATGCGTTACGGTCAAAGGCAACGTTTGGCGCGAACTCGCTCAGCACAGTGACAGTTGCCTGGTCTGCAAGATCCTGACGCAGACCCGGCGCGCCGATGGTGATAGTGGAAGAGGTTGCCGCTACGACCATGTACTGGTTGTCATCGCCATCGAACTTCACTGCGGTTCCGGCAGCAATACCGCCAGTGCCAGCAGAGATAGCAACAATGATGTCGCCCTCTTTCTTCGCGCCGTTGACCTTATAGCCCGTAGCAGTGCTTTTCGCGGTGCGCTTGATGTTAGCGGATTCGTGCAGGTTAAAGCCCATCACACGACCAATAATGCCTTCACGCAGCAGCTGATCGGTACCGGCTTCGTTCGCTTTGAACAGTACGGACTGTTTACCACGGATGGACGCCATCGCTTCGCCGCCCAGGACCATGCGCAGGTCAGTGGTTGGTGCGCCGTTATCAGTCAGCACCTGGCGAGCGTTCGCCGCATCAGACAGGTCGTCTTTGATGCTGAACGGGGTGTCTTTCGGCGCGCCAACTGCACGGGAAGACTTGTAAGCCAGCGCTGCCAGGTCAGCGTCCATTTCATTGCTCAGTGCGCGGAACGCCTGAGCGAACTGGTCAGCCAGGACAATGTCATAGGTACCAGATGGCCCGATGGCAAGCTGCTCTTCACCATTCCATTTGACCGGGGCCATTTTGGATTTGGTGATTTTGACGTCCACAGTACCAATGTTCTGATCGCCGTCGTTTGGCGCGGTTGCCGCCGGAGTGATATCAACGGTGGTGGTTTTTGGTGCGACCGGTGCGGTCACGGTTTGGTCTTTCGCCGCGGCATCGGCTTTGGCGTTACGGGCCACCGCCGGGATAAAGCCCACCTGCTCGCGGGATACGCGATTCAGGGCGGTGAAGATGGTTGGGATGAGGCCAGTGAGGGTGTTGGACATTCAGGTTTCCTTTCGGTTAATCAACGATGCTCGTGCCGCCGCCAATCACCGTTTGTTGTTCAACTGGCGGTAAGGCGTCGAAAGCAGCGCGTTTCATGGTTTTCTGCCCGGCCTGATGCTGCGACTGGTGAGAGCCACCGCCGCTGTTGCCGGACGCTTTGAGGATGTAGTCTTTCTGCGGATGCAACTCGACCAGGGATTCCAGCGCTTCATCGAAGCCAGCCAGTTCGCCGGGCTTGGTGCGGGAGAACACCTTGTTGCCCTGCCCGTCGTAGGCCACGACCTTGCCGTCTTCGATTTTGAAGTTCTGGCCGAAGTGGGAGCGCACGAACTCAGCCGGGATCGCCATCTTCTCGGAGATAAATTTCGAACCACCGAAGCGGCCGCCGATCATCTCGTCGTAGAGCTGGGTTTCGAGCTGTTTGGTCTTGCCGTTCGCTTCGTCCAGCTGCTGCTGGAATACCTTGGTGATCTCGGCCTTCACATGGTCAACGGCGCCAGCGTCGATCAGCTTCTTCTGGTCGATTTTGGTCATCATTTCCAGGGCCTCGAGCGCCTTGGTCGGGTCGGAGATGCCAGCGAATTTCGCGAGACTGGCTTCCGCCGCCTCCTTAGCTTCGCGGTGAGTTTTAGCTTCACCATTCAGGGAGGTGATTTTGGTCATCGCTGCGGCTGCATCGAACGGGAACTCTTTGCCGTCATCATGGACGTACACAGGCATACCGTTTTCAACAACCACATTTCCGTTAGCATCGAGTTTGAGTTTCATTGTTTTGCTCCAGCCTTCCGGCCATTGGTTGTGGGTCATCCGACCCGGTCACCGCGTCGCATCCGCTCGGCGGCAGGCATAAAAAAAGCTGCCCGGAGGCAGCCTGTTAGATAAATTCAATGGTTATTACGCCGCGTAGCTTGCGGGAATAGATCTCATCCCGCTTTCGCTTGTGAATCCGCAGCGGGTGTGGATGTATGCAGGCGATACCTCGCTTAATGTCAGCCCATATGGAGCTCTTAAGTTCGTTGCCATTAACGAACACTCGGCGCTTGCCGCGGCCATCGCCCACGCAGTGAAAATTGTCGTTACGCATCTGCTATTCCTCAAACGCCGAAGCATCCACGCGGCGCAGTTCGTCCAGGGTCAGGAACTCCCCGGCATCGTTGAACATCTCGGGTACCGTGATTTTGCCGTCACGCAGCATCTGCGCCCGGGTAACTCCCAGCACCTGCTCCTGTCGCGCGTATGGTTGCCGGGCGAGCCAGTCGGCATAGCTGGTATGCGCTGGCACCTGCCCGTCCATTGAGGCGCGTGTGGCGCTGCTCAGCTCGCCAGAGGGTATCTTCAGTTCTTCCCACGACTTCGTGATCAAGATTTCGCCGGAGCGGCAGCAGAAGTGAATTTTGCCGGGGCCGCGCAGATACGGCACCACATGCCCCAGCGGCTTGCCGTCGAGGGTGTAGAGCTTGCGGTCGCGGATAATGCACCACTGACTGGTATGCGTATCCAGCGTGGATGACCACTGCTTGGCCTTGACGATATCGCTGTTGGCCTGGGCAAACTCCTGCCGCGCCGTGGCGGCCATATGGTTCACAGCGGTGCGGGTCACCACCGCCAGGTCACGCCGGGATGCATTGATCACCCCATCTTCACGGTTTAGTTTTGGCGTGCCGGCAACGCGCCGGACAATCTGCTCTACCGTTTCGCCCTGGAGGAAGCCGGATCGCACAGCATTGGTGATTTTGTCCAGCCGGTCGGCTTCAAGCTTCTGACCCCACTCCTTCAGCAACCTCCCCTGGAATGGCTGCGCTGCTGCTGCTGCGTAGACCTGCTCGGGTGCAATGCTCTGCAGCGGAACGTGTTTCAGGATCTGCTGCGGGATGATGCTGCTGAACAGGTCCAGTTGATACCCGGCCTCATATTCAACGTAGCGCGTCAGTTCGCGAGCCAGCCCCGCGTTAACCGGTTCGTAGGCCTGCTGATTCAGCTCACGCACACCAGCCAGCAGCGATGCCAGGCGACGGGCGCTGTAGGTATCCGCCCGTTTGCCGTCCAGAAGCACCAGCAGTTTCGCGGCCAGTTCGGCATCCAGTTTATTCAGCAGCGCCACCATGCGCCGGGCGACGCCAGTGCCGTAGCGCGTCACATTCAGGCCATGCGCTATCGTCTCATCCTGCAGGCGGTCGTTGACGGAACGAGCCATATCACACCTCTTCTGCTGGCGGTCCGGTCAGCGAGGCCGATTCAGCCAGCAACTCATCAAGGACTTTCTCAGGGTCGGCATCAGCATCAATCAGGTTGAGCTTCTGCAGGGCTTTAATGGCATCAATACGACGGAGGTCACCACCCTGGCGCAGAGACTGAATAGCCAGCGCTGCCGGAGGGTTGAAGTCATTCGACTCAACATCCAGCTCAGTACGGACATCAACGTTGCCGCCCTCTTTCTCACCGATATACTCGGCCATGATTTGCAGGATGTTGTCGATCGCATCCTCCAGGCTGGTCGCCATGGTGTAGAGCGGGGACTGTTCCTGCATTTTCTCTTCAGAGGTCTGGTCTACTGACTTCGTCGAGGTATTGTCGGTGCGCAGCAGCTTCGCGCCAGCCTGGCGCATCTGCTCCACCAGCTCAGCCAGCGATTCTTTGCCAGCGCCAATGGATGAGCCAGTATGCTCGACGTACTCGAGGCCCTGCGTCTGCCGATCGTTGAACGAGGTCGCCGATGAAGAGCCGATAATCAACTCTTCCCCCTCCTCCAGCCCGAACACAGTGAGGATCGGCACCCGGGCGACGTGCAGGATGTTGTCCTGCTCGCTCTGGCTCTGCCAATGCTTGACGTTCAGCAGCGCCATGTTGAGCAGCGGCGGTGAACCGCACATAAAGCCGGTGCGCTTGGTGTAGAGCGTGACCAGGGTGATATCGCGACGGGAGGTTTGCCATTCGTCGTGTAACGCCCAGGTGGCCTGCCCCTCTGCACCGGTAGACTTCCGGTAAATCTCAACCTTGCCCGGCGTCAGGAGGCGGATTTGCTCGACCTTGGTCTGCCCGAAGTCGTCACCGTCTTCGACCACCACCTCTTTGATACGCAGTGAGGTGAGCACAACCTTGCCGCCGGTCATTTTAGACTTCCATCCGATCACCTGGCGGGGATTCAGCATGGTGACGTAAGGGCGCGCGCCGGTGGCCTTCTCATCCGCCTTGGTCTTAACCTGTTCGGGGTCAACGCGGGGATAGTCCACCAGCGCATGGGAGAGGCCATACTGCATCGCCAGGCTGAAGAACGACTGCGCCCATACATCCAGGCGGGTGCCTTCAAGGTCCACGTCTTTCGCGAACTCACGCAGCTGGTCCGGCACGTTTTCGCCCAACTGGATTGGTTCAGCGAATACGCGCCCGACGTTCTGGTTGATCGTCTCTTCGTAGGCAGGAAGTAGCGTGGCCACTGCCAGGCGCTTTTTGTAATCCTCTTTGTCTTCCTTCGGCCAGCGCGGCAGATATGCCTCACCCAGCTCGCGCATATACAGCGTGCCGCCCATCAGGGCGTCGTTAATGTCCCACGCCTGCACCATGTTCCCATAGTCCAGATTGGGTGTTGAAATATCAGGCATGGAGTTAAATCCGTAGGTTGGTGACTTTGCCAGTTGGTTTGATGATCGGGAATTGCTTCACGATGTAATAACCACCAGCATCATTGGGGTGATCGTTATCAGCTGATTTATCCGGCTCGCCATTCGCCGCCCATACCTGCTGTTCCAGGCTGTCGGTATATACCGGGCAGCGGGTCACGTTGACTTTATAGCGGCGATCGCCGTTTCCGTTGCAGAACATGGCGTTCATGGAGTTAATGCGATCTTTTACCGGCGGGTTGGCGGCGTTCACCACCACGCTGAACCCGGCCTGTTTGAGCTGCGCGATATCCGTGGCGCTGGCGTTGTTCGATTTGCGCGAATCGCCGGAAGCATCGGGATAGATGTAAATCTGACGAGAGGCGACATAACGTCCGCCCTCATAGCGCCAGAACTCCTCCTGGATGCGCTTAATCATCGCTGGCGTGTCATACACTTTCACCAGTTCACGAACAGCACGAGGCTCACCGTCGCGCAGCACATGGACAATGGCCGCCATCTTGCCGACGTTAAAGTCCATGCCGATATACAGTGGTTCGCCTGCCTGCTCCTCATCGGTACAGCCGTTAAGCTGGCGATCGAACTGGTGATAGATGGTGCCGCTGGTCAGGTTAGTGAATTTCCCACGCAAATACGCCTTAATCAGCTCTGGCGGATAGGAGTCCATCAGCGATGGGATGTAATCGTGGGGAAGGTTCGCTTCATTATCGAACGTTGAGGCCTGTATCAGGCCATACAGCGTCGCCAGCTCAGGCTTATCGCGCACAGCTTTAACAAACTGCTGGTAGACGAACTTAAAGCCCTCTGGCGTGGTGGTCACATCAATGCCGTTACGCAGGCCGTCAACCTTGTAACGCATACGCGCGATGATTTTTCGCCATGCCTGCTGAGCTTTTGCGGCAGCCATAACGTCCAGTTCATCAACCATCGCGTTGCCGATTTTGAAGCCGACAATAGAGCCTGGCTTCTCCATCGAACGGCAGATAGTCGTTCCGCGGTACTGACGCCCGGCGTAGAAGTGAACCTCTTTGTTCCCCTCGTTGATTTTGACGTTCATGCCCCAGTCGAAAGCCACCTCTTCCACTGTCGGGTAGAAGATGTCACGGATCTGCGGATAGGTCGGTGCGAAGTAGCCCTGGTTGATTTTGGGGAACTCCCACATCCCCTTGCAGATGCCGCCGCAGCCAACCCACGTCTTACCGGAACCGAACCCGGCAACGTAGGCCTTAAACTTATGCGGCATAGCGAGGAAACGCGCCTGGGGAACGTTAAGCGTCGGCGCTATCATCACGAACCCTCGCGTCAATCACGTTAATGTTGATTGCAACTGGTGCCGGAATATCATCATCAGGATCGGCTGCCAGCTCTTTGCGGAGTTTTTCCACTTCCAGTTGCCGACGCTCGATTTCAATCTGCTGCAGACGCTGCGCAAACTCGCTATCAGCCAGGCCAAGCCGCTTCATCACAGCCTCATACATACGCTCGCGGCTAATGGCTGTTATCTCAACGCCGTTCTTACCCAGCTTAACGCCGGAATAAGCCAGAGCAGCATCAGGGGGGAGTTTCCGGGTATCCGCGAAGTATGGCTGCCCTATTCCATCGCCATTGCAGCGTGGGCAATCAGGGTTAGGCTCCCGGTTATGGTCGTAGCCATAACCGCCCGGGTCCTCAGGAGGTTTAATGCCCTCCTTGCCTTCAACCTTTGCCAGCGCCTCGTCGAACTCGACTGTATCGCGCCACTGGTAGTGATGACCGAAGCCCCAGCAATAACGGCAGGCGCCGCGACGATACTGTGAAAGCAGGTTTGCATCGAAGGTGGCGAGCTGCCACATCTGGGAGAGAACTTCATCGGCACTGCCAAGCGTGCGCTCAATGGACGCTTTTTGCTGGCGCTCGATCGCCTGCGCAACTGAAGTTTTCTTAAGTAGCTGATGGCCTATCTGGTCTGCGGTCTTTGTACTGTACCCCGCCCGGATAGCTGCCTGTGTGGCATTGCGATCCTTAAGGTATTCTGCGACGAAAAGTCTTTGCTGGGCAGTCAGGCCATCATCATCCACTAACTCATCAGCGCATTTTTCCTTTTGTGCAGTGCGCACTTTCCTCTGCGCAGTATTTTGCGGATTTTGCGCAGTAGGCTTTTTGATGTATCGGCGTGCGGTAGCGTAGTTTAGTCCCTGCGCTTCACACCACTCCTTCGGTGAGACGCCTGTTGCGATATGGTCGGACAGGAACCGTTGCTGAAGCACGCCCCAGTCCGGTTTTGCCATGGTCATATTCCTTTTGTTATAGCCATTAAAAAAGCCACCCTGAGGTGGCCTTTGTGATGGCAATAAAAGGGCCGCCTTAGCAACCCCTTCTTTGAAGATATGATTATAGAAGTTTAATTTTCACGTCATAACCTTCCAGACCTGTCATCGCTTCGCGAGCAACAAACTGAATGTCAGAGACTTCTTTTCCTGTTTTTTTTCTTAACTCTGAAATTTTTTTTGTGATCAAAGCGGAAATTTCTTCCTCGGCCTTTTGTGTCAGAACATCAACTTTCATTTGGGCCTCTTCTGGTTTATTCATATTCCTATTCTCCAGCAAGGTGATAGTTGTTGAAATACCATCCTCAACTATAAGTGTTTATAAATTATAGACTAATAATGTTCTTGTCGCTGCATACACCTACCAAACCCTTGCTTTCCTCGCTGGATGGAAACCCTGATAGGTTGGTCTGTGAAAAAAAAGCCCCTGCATCACTGCAAGGGCTTTGGGCATATGGTGCCGGGTGCCTCCCGGAGAGTCGTTGGGATAACCACCCGTGACTCGCTGCTTCAGTCGTTCACGATGAGCGCCAGTGTAGAAGAGCCATCGGTTAATTAGCCCCTCCGCTTAGGGGGATTCACCAAAGTTTGTTTCCAGCATGGACATGAAAAAGCGCTCAATCATCGAAATGCCAGTAGCTATGCCCGGGCGTTGATGGCACTCCATTCACAGATACTTTTTCACTGCGTTTGAAACTTCTTCCTGAGTAAGTTCTCGGTCAGAAGCAACACAAATCTCGACATGATCCCCTGTCAGTGAATGAATTCCGGTAAGCATTATTTTTAGGGAGACTTCATCACCGTTTGGGTAGCTTCGAACAATTGATGTTACAGGCTTAAGTACATTTGCGACCTCGACCTGCTGCGAATTGAAGAAAACCAGTACTTTTTTCATGAATTTGCCTTAATCCCGTCTTGCGTCTGTTTAAGGCAGATATCGCTTTGACTTCAGATAACCGCAAATGTTTAGGATAGGCCACTCTATTGTGTGGCCTCTGTAAGTATTGCATGCCATTCACTCCGCCATGCTCCGGGGCCACTGGATAGAGTCATAACTAAACGGCACCCAATACACCTGCAAGATTGATAATCTATACAGGATGGATTGAGTCTATATGTTAAAAAAAAATCGACACATCTAAAAAAGATTTAGTTATGTTTGTATCGTTCTATAAAATATATGAGCGCACTAAAACTGGAATCAAAGTGTAATCCACTACTTATAACGAAACTTCAGAGATACCATTTCAAAGCTCATAGCCGGTGAGCTTTGAAATGGCTAATGGTTATCTTGTCGGAGGATTCATCGTCAGGCGCACTCGCAAATGCGCCATTATATAGTTATTGAACATCAGTGCCTTTGCGTTTAGCTTTAACCTCTTCTACTGCTTTTTTAACGATGCCACATATTTCTTCAGCGCCATCAGGGCAGTAATGGTTGTACTTCCCGCCCTTATTCATTACCCGCCGTACATCATTCACGACTCCATCCAGGCTCAGGCCTGCATCCTCATTAAGGGATAGGACTACCAGTAACGTCTGTTGAAGAAGCTTTTCTTTATCGTTTAGCAAAATTCCACCCCGTTCAAAGTTGTCAGACTTTAAATGTAGACTGAATTACCTTAGACATTGCTCTCTGACGTACTGCTGCAGTCCGGCTAGTTGCTTTGTGGCGGTTTCGATCCGCTCTCTGAGGGTGAAATAATCCCGTTCAGCGGAGTCAGTAAGTCGGGGGCTGCAGCCATCATCCATGCTGGTGGTGCTGGGCGCTCCGTTCGCGGGGCACTTGGCGTTGACGCGCAACCCACATTTGCCAGTGCTAACGCAACGCTGCAGATCATCCAGCTGCTTTTTCGCATCTGCGAGTTCTCCTGTGTACTTGGCATCGAGTGCGGCAACATCTCGCTGACGTGTTTGCATGTCGGTGATTGTGGTATTCGCCAGAACAAGACTCTGCTCAGCAGCATCAGCGCGCAACCGTTCCGTCTGATACTTATCGTGATAGTGGCTTGCAGACCAGATGATGCCGCCCAGCACGCTCACCGCGAGCGCGAAAATAATTATCCGGTAGTGGATCTTCATGACTTACCCCACATGCAGACTTCACGCTCAATCTCCCGCCGGGTGATGAGGCCCTTCCACTGCTTACCATCGGCGTACGTCCAGCGCTGCAGCTCTTTGCACGCGCCCGGAACATCGCCAGCATTCAGTTTTTTCAGCAGCGTGGAGTGACTAAACGCGCCAGCGCCCACGTTGTAGGTAAACGAGTAAAGCGCTGCCCGGGTAGGCTCAGGGATGCGGATCTTGATCAGCGGGTCGATGGCCGCCGCCACCTTACGCAGATCCGACTGCAGCAGGGCATCACATTCCCGGTCGGTGTAACGGTGGCCGCGGCGAACGTCAGCGCCGGTGTGCCCATCGCATACAGTCCAGACACCAACCACGTCCTGATATGCGTAATAGCGCCGCCCTTCCAGCCCGTCAGCATTGCCAAGCATTACTGCGGCAATGGTTATTGCGCCGGACCCGCCAGCAATGGCCGTTACCAGCTTATTCCTCAGTGTCGGGTTCATTCTGGCTCCTGCTCTTATTGCGGCGATTGTCTTCGCGGATCTTGAAGTACAGATTTGTCAGGTACGTAAGAACAGCGACAACTATGCCCACCAGCACGCCGATGGCGTTCCACTGCTCAGGGCTGTATGCGTTTAGAATGCCGTTCAACACGCTCCCCGCAGAGGCGCCGTAAGCTGCGCCGGTAGTAATTTTGTCCATTCGTGACATCTCTCACCTCCGATTATTTCGGGGTGCTGTGCGTAGTGGGGGTTCAGGCTCGCCGGATGAATTAACGACAAAACGAGTGATGGGGGTATCCAGGAGCCTGAAATAGAAAAGCCCCAGCGTATGCCGGGGCTAAATAGGGCGCCAGATTATGTGTCTGGCGGTACAACCTCCCATTTGATATCGTTAAATTGCTAAAAGTAACCATTCAAACGAAGAGGATTTTTATGTCTGAACAAAACAAGCCACAAGGTGAAAATAAACCTCAGCAACCTGCGGCACCAAAACCTACTCCAGCCCAAAGTACTGCAGACTTTGCTACACGTCGTGTTTTCGTTGGAGATTCTGCCGATTCAGTCATCGAGCATATAAAAAAACAGCAGAAATAAGCATTGCAGCTACCGGAGCGAGGATGGTGAACATCCTCGCTTTATCAAGACACGTTCGAATTTTCTCATTTTCCGTCAACAATTCGCTCGCTGTATCATTCAAGTCAACAAGGCGATACCTTCGTATAAGAGGCAATAACTTCTCCGGCCCTACATATCCTGCATCGGCGAATAATTTAAAGGTCGACGGATCCATATCCCTGTATTTCTCATGATATAGATTACCAGGAGGGGCATTAATCAGGCCTCTAACCTTCACCGATAAGCCGGTACATACAAGGTAAATAGCGCACCATGTCCATAGCAAAGTGAATGTGGTAATTCCAGCAGCTAGAAAATCGAAATTGGTTTTCTGCGTCAGTAATAAAAAAGATGAGCCAATTCCAACAATCTGAATGTTCAGAAGTTTGTATCCATTCTCAACATTGATTTTATTGGAAAGATGAATTTCTCGTATCGTCTCCTCTCCCTGTTTTTCAAGGTAATCAACGAGCTCTTCATCCACCCCCAAAAAATAATCTTTAGGTAGCTCTTTCATCCCACCCCCACACTCTGTACTGAAAACAATTTTACCTGAATGTCATGATCCTTGGTATTACTGTCTCCAGAAACGACAAAGCCCCACGGTGTTAACCGCAGGGCTTGAAACGAAGGCAGTAACCCATCGTTGGGATGAAATTAACACAGTTTCCGGAAAAGTAAATAGCCCGGGATTGAAAAGTAAGCCGTTTTCGTGAGCGCTATCGCGTTATATGTTTGAGCTGCGCCTCTGCCCACGCCTCCTCGATATCGAATTTCGCGATCAACTGGTCGTAGAATGGCTTAACCGACTTCTCCCAGGTGGCGACGGTGATCGCATCTGTAATCTGACAAATAGCTGCATATGCCTCCGTTGATGGGATTCGCTCATACCCGCGCCCGCTACAGCGCTTGCAGGTGCTGAATACCGGCAACCCCTGCTTTTTCGTTTCCTTCTGGTTTACGGCTTTACCGCGCCCCCGACAATCGCTACAGGCTGCGCTCACCCGTCCTGCACCGTTGCACTTTTTACAGAGCACTTTTACGCTCTCTTTGACTTTCACCATTCCGGCCACGGTCATCTTGCCTTCTGGCTTACGGTATTTGTTTGTGAACACATCAGCCTCGATAAACCCTTGCCCCGCGCAGCAATCGCAATGTTTCACGCTGGCGGCGCTGCGCGAATAGTCCTTAAACGCAAAAGTGGCCATCTGATGCATTACCAGAGGCTTAACCCCGTCGCTCAGCTTGCGCAGCGCAGCAACCTTATCGCATTTTGTCAGCGCGTATTCGGCCAGCAGCGCGATCGCCCTCTCCCGGTCGTTTTGACTGATCCCCATCTTACCGAGGAAAGCGCTGTACCCCATGGTGGCGCGTTCCTGCGTCATGCCCATGGCTGCCATGATATCCGTACCGGTCAGAGAATCTGATGCGGTGGCGCGCGGGGAGTCGCTGATCATCGTGGACTTTGCGAAGTGGTATTTCACGGTGTTTTCGAGGTTCATGCTACGGCTCCTGCCATCAGGTAAATGCGGATTAAGTTACGAAGGATGCGATAGTCCACCAGCACCGTTCCCGGGCGGCGATAAATGCGGAGGCGCAGCCAGCGCATGCGAAGCGATTCGATCAGTTCTGGTTTCATGCTGCTACCTGTTTTTTCAGCGTGCGTAAGTCTGCGAGGGCGGTGAGCCTGATTTCTTCAAGCTCTTCAACCGTCCAGCGATGCGGGATGTTGTTGCTCTCCAGTGCCAGAACCAGCTCCACTCCATAGCGTTCCACAAGAGCGGCGCGATAGGCTTCAATGTTCCCAGATTTGTAGACGTTGCAAACGTCACACTGAAGATGGATGTTGATACGAGTAAAACGTAAGTGCCCGGCTGCAGCAGTTGTCCGGTAATGGCCGGCATGCCAGGCAAATGCTGTTTTAGTTCCGCATGATATGCACCCCTTACCTTCTGCCAGTTCGGTTTCCCTGCAAATGTCGTTAACGGCGCGCTGCGTCAGATCCACCCAGTGTTTAAGAGGCTTTACCGCGGCTTTCCTCTTGCGCCAGGCAGCGTTTTCTTTTTTCTCGATGGCGCGCTGTTGGGCCAACTCTTTACGTTGAGACGCCTCACGGGCTTTTTTGGTCTGTTCTTTTCCGACGGCAGTAGCGCATTCGTAGCTGCATACCACCTGGCCGTCGCGAGCCGGGTGGAACCAATCGCGGCAGATCTGATTTGCGCACTTACGGCGGGGTTTCTTAGCCATGATCACCCCCAGACCTTTTGGCGGAAGGTCCGCGGCGTTGGCTCGAGGTACTTAACCTCCTGCCGCTCTACGCTGACGGTCCAGGTAAGGTAATCGCGATTGAGGCTGCGCGTTACGGCTACCCCGCGGCGCTGGTACTGCCGCTGAAGTTCATCGGCCTGTTCGGTTGTGCATTCGGTGTAGTGGAACCATGATTTCGCCATCTGGTTAACCTCCGAAGCTCATCAGCTGCGCGGCGGCGTTCTCAGCCTCGCGCTGGTCTCTGAATGCCCGCGAAAGAATCCAGCGCCACAAAACGTCGAGTGCGGCCCTGTAGAGCTGCTGAAACTCGGTCTCGTCCATATTGGCGAAGGCGATGCTACGGGGATGTTTGCGAAGGGTGCCGTCAGGCAGCTGGATAGCGTCGTAATGCCCTGATTCGATAGTTACCCAGGCGCGATACGCGTCGAAGGACTTGCAGGCGCTGATGCTGCCAGTGCGTTTGTCGGCGATACGTTCAAGATACTGTTCAGCAGCATCCAGCAGCGCGCCTTCGTTTCCGCCGTATGAAGCGAGGTATTTCGCATAGCCGGTCACCAGCTTGCGTTCGTTGGATGAGATCGCGCCGCCGGTTGGCTCCCAATATTCGAAGCCGAGATTCAACAGAGCGAAGAAGCGACGGTGAAAGGCCGGGTTACGGACCTGTTTGAAGTCGGCCACCAGCACGGCGCCGAGCTTACATTTTGAATGCAGAAAGTCACTGGTCTCCGGCGTGGCGGGGATCAGGATTCCTGAGGACTGCTTGATGAGTTGTAACTGCGCCATGGTGTTCTCCGTGGCGCATCAGGTCAACGGGTGTTCAGTCCGTTGATATCATAATATCAGAGGGTTGAACGAGGCGGTAGCCAAGGCGGCGAAGAAAGCGGGTTCCAGACGACAGATTGAAGATTCCCTCATCCTCAAGTAGCGGGCGGCACGACACCATCCCATTCCTGGTGTATACGAGACATCGGCCCTCAAACGGCATGGAGCCAATAAGCTTACCGTCTGAGCGTCTGATAATGTCGTACCAGTCATCCTGCTCCTGCTTTTCTTTCACATCAACCTCCTCACTTTGCTATCCACAAATACACTCTCCCGGCGGGGAGAACTCCACTCCACAGAGCCAAAATAACAAATGGCGCAAATTTCCTAATAGGTTCGCCGGAAGAAAAATTCATTTTTTCCTGTAGCACTTAAACCATACAACAAAACACTGTATGCATAAACAGTAATTGTGCGTTTAGCTCAAGTATGTACGCGAAACACATGCTTACGCAATCTCACTTATCTATATGATTTTAATAATTTTTACTATCAATTTCGCATAAAAAATGATCGTTAATTCTAGCAGTCACCGTAGGAAAAATACTGGGGATAATATCTGATTAAAAACTGTTCGAGCCGCGCATACAGAAGGCCGCTCTGTGATCGAGGGTATATTGCCGAGGTGACACATCTTGTCAGGTTGGTAATTTGTTGCCGCGCTGTGACTATTATCTAATCGATTTCTTAGCTCAATATCTTTGTATCGAGCGGTATTATCGATCATGTGCAAATCACCAAATCAACGGGCGATAGAAAGACCCTGGGAGAGGCTCTAGCTATCGAGATATGGTTGCATCATATCGATAGCTAGGGCAGTTAAAAAAACCAGTATTCTATTCAGTGAGCAAACTTCCACGGGTAGTTTTCCCGCGCCGCCTTCAGAGCACTGTCGATTTTCGCCAGTGATGGTCTTTCGCCGTGATAGGCGACAATCACGCCATCAATGGCGGGTTGAATGATAGTAAATCGATGGTATCTACAGTCTCCTCGAACATTCATTTCACCATGTTGAATTAACCCTTCCTCCATGTAAATTAGGGTGCCAGAGAGTTCCATAACGGTTGTTGCGTCCTCAACATCGCCATCCTTACCGTGACCAAACAAAATAAACACTGGCATAACCTCCTCCGGTTTGATTTAAACCACAATACGATGGTAGCAATCAAAGTATGGAGGGAAAAAATATATACAGACAATTGCTATTCTTTCAGCTAGATAGATTTTGCATGCTATCATTTTACGATAATCAACTATGTGATAGGCAACATCCTTGCAGAGTCGATACTGGCAGCGGCATCAAGTGAGTTACCTCTTTGAGGAGCAGGTCATTACCGTCGCCATAAACTCCGAACTGAGTATTAGGAAGGTTGGGCCATTAGAGATTTTTGAAGTCGGCAGCTAGCACATATTTGCTTGCTAGCGTCCGCCGGTAGCATACGATCACTGTCCTTAATCAACTCAAAATCTCTCCCTATAGCGCCCGCATAACGCGAAGGCGTTTTTGTGGTCTGCCACTTAACGCAGGCAATAAAAAAACCCCGCCAAGGCGAGGTCTGTTTGTTTCGTTTTCTTATTCAAGTGGAATAGGGTTGTACTTTAATATGGCCTTCTCTATCTGTTCATCAGAAGGCTCATCGCCATGAACGCCAATCAAAAATCCACCTTTTTCTGGATATACAGTGCTAACTTTATACGCAACATGCTTTACCCTGAAGCCAACTGTATTGGCGCCAGTAGGCGACATACCAGCCTTGCTGTTGAAATAGTAAGTATCCTTACCAGGCTCAACTCGTCGCTTGGTACCATCATGTCCTGCACCAAAAAGCAAAATGTCTTTCATCATAACGCCTCCTGAAAGGGGTCACCCTCTGCTTGAAGGGAGTGCAATGATTTAGACTACGAATAATAAGAATGGTTACAATCCCCTCGGCTTATTCCATAATTCGAAACTAGGCCTGCGGAAGAATAACCGCTCAACCCTCCAGTTCAGCGATCCGCTTCTCTGCGTTTTCCAGTTTCGTCACCAGCGCATCCCGCGACTTCGTCATCTCGCGCAGCGCCAGGGTGGTGCAGTCCAACCGCTCGGCCAGACGGGAAACAATCTTCGCCATATCGATGATCGGCGTATCGCTGCTCATGGTCTTCGCAAACTGATGACCCACGGCCACCAGTTCTTTGTTGTTCAGTGTATCACTCATGTGATGCTCCTCGGTGCGTATAACGTTCCATGTCAAAGTCGATAACTGCCCGCTGGTCGCGGAAGACGCCGCAGCGCCCGTGGCGGATAAGTTTCCCCTGCTCTACGGCAGCCCGGATGTATTTCTCTGCGGTGGTGCGGTGTAGGCCGAAAATGGCGACGACATCGCTGGTCGTTGCGCGACCATGCTTTTTTACCAGCTCGATAATCCAGTCGATGAACAGGGTGCGCTCGCGTTGAGTTTTTGGTCTTGGCATATTCACTCCCTTCTCACTTCACAGCCCGCAGGTGTGACACTTTCCCGCGATAGCTTGTCCAGTCGAAATTGACCCAGATGCCGCCGTCCATCCGAAGGCGATCCACGACTCGCGCGCCGAGTGTGGCCACCAGCTCGTCGTAATTCAGGTTGCTCAGGATGCCGACCGGCCGCATCGAGGAGAGCCGACGGTCGATCACCTGGTTGATGATCACCTTCTCACCGCTGGAGCCGCGCTGGATGCCAACTTCATCCAGTACCAGGAGATCGACGTTGCACAGGTCGTTAAGCAGCGCTGACTCAGACTGCCCTCCGTCATAGCATTCGCGAACACGGAGCATAAGGTCAGGGATGGTCACCACCAGAACGGAGTGCCCGGCTGCCAGCAGGTGGTTGCCGATCGCCGCCGCCAGATGATTCTTGCCGGTGCCCGGTGCGCCGCTGAATACGAAACTTGCGAATCCTCCGCCGCCAAAGTTTTGCGCGTAGCTCTTAGCCATGCTGTAGGCCTGACGCTGTTCCGGGCCTGTCACTTCGTAGTTCGCGAACGAGCAGCTGCGGTGCAGGGCTTGTATTCCGGCACGACCAAAAATCTTCTCAGAGCGGGCGCGCTGGTTTTGCTTCTCGATTTGCTGGCAGTGTTTACGGCCCTCTTCCTGCTGCCATGCCTGCCACTCTGCGACGCTGTTGAATTTCGGCTGCACGCTGGCCGGGATAAACTTCCGCAGGCGCTCAAGCGCGCTGCCGGTGCCGATTGCGTTTTTCATGGTTGCCCCCTGAAGCCTGGTGGGATGGTGTTATCTGGACGGGAAATGGTGTTGGGATCCCGTACGCCGGATGGCACCGTCACTTTCCAGGCTTCCTCGTAGTGCTTCGAGGGGCCATAGAACGTTGCGGCTTGTTTGACATACTCGGTATTAAGTTTCCCCGTAGCCCTCACGAATTCGGCGTATCGCCGCGTGCCGTCCAGCAACTCTTGAGCTGTGGCTCCTGAGTTAACTCTGGCGTTCCAGGCTTTGCAGGCATCCGCCTTGCTGTTGCCTCCAGCTCGCTTTGGATAAATCGCCCACGCCTGCTCGAACTCATCCGGGTAGGCGTTCTTTTTCGCAGGCGTAGCAACACCGATTTGAGCATCACTCCCTGGGGGTATGGCAGAGCCATGCCCCGAAGTATTTTCCTGTTCCTGTTCCTGTTCCTGTTCCTGGTTAAGAAACTGTTCAAGAACCCTTTCAGAACCCTTAAGCTTTGAACTGCCGATATGAGCGATCGCATCGGCCATAACCCGCGCCAGCTCTAACTTCACAGTGGATTTGTCCGGCACCTGAGCAAACAGACGCAGAGCTGCAATGCCCTGGTTTGGATTCTCAATAGGATTCCATCGCATGAAGTTCAGAATAAGCACCCATTTCGATGCAGAATCACGCGTTGCGAAACCGTTTTTAGATAGCTCATCAAACCCTTTCGAAACCCTTTCAGGTGTCCAGTTGAGGTCTTCCGAAACGTATCCATCAGGCAGCCGAAAACACCCAATCATATTTGTGTGTTGGCCAGTGAGAAGGTACAGCGCAAGCAAACGGGCATCATCAGAAACCCGACGCATCCCATCGCATATCCAAAAAGACGTATGCACCTTGCCGTAATCACGCATAAAAACCCCTGAATGCTTAACTTGCTGTCGGTTCGTCAGTTCTGGCGGAGTTCTTAAAGACGATCTCGACGCACAACAAAACGCATTCCTGACAGATTGAGACGCCATCCCCAACGATGAGAGCACCGGCAACTTCGACATTTGTCTTTCCGCAAAAAGAGCATCTATGGGTTGGCTGGATATTTACCTTGGTACTGGTTGCTGGCATAATTACCTCGCAATTGTTCGTCGCACTTGCACCCGAAAGTCCTTTCTGTTCTCGCAGAGGGGCTTTCACCTTTTTGATACCTGCCATCACAGAACTCCCTGTATCACGGTTACAAAGCCTCCTAAGACCTGCCCCCAGGATTCCTTCGGAATCAAATTCATAATCGACTCCACCGCCTCGCGCCCCTCCTTAACGATGACGTTCACCGGTGCGCCAAGTGCGCTTACCTGATGAAGTTCACCACACTCCTTGATGGAGCTGGCTAAATTTTCAGCCCCAGTCTTTTCAACCAACCCGAACTCGCGCGCCACCTTCTCGTTGTCACGAGCCATAACGTCTACGATCACAGGAATCAGCGCTTCCAAGTATTTGTCGTACTTCGGTCCGGGCGTATTAATCATCCGAAAGAAGTTAACCTTGGTGCCGTGCACAGAACCTGCCAGAAGCAGGCCCCGACCGCCACGCGCCATCCACTCTTTCGCAACCAGCTGCGAGATGTAGTTTTGTGCATCGCCGGGCGTCGCCCGGTTCCAGGCTTTTACAGCCTCCCTGATGTTCGAGAGTTTGCACGATTGGCGCGGAAGCTCTTGATATTTCGATGTCACCCGCCCAACAGTTGGGCTGCTATCATGGTTAAAAATTCGTGTTTGCATTGTCAGTGCTCCTACTTAGGTAAACCATCAGTGGGGTTCGGGTAGAGATCGGGGCGCAGTTCGTGGGGAGTGACGCCGGTAGCCTCGAACACTGGCAGCACACGTTCGGCAGGAATGCCGTTGCGGCGCCACAGCGAAACGGCCATTTTTGAAACGCCGATCAGAGCGCCAAGTGCGCTGGCTGAGCCGGATCGGAGAATTGCATTTTCAATACCAGTCATAGGACCTCCTTAAGTGAGCAAAGTAAAGCACCAATTTACCATTGAGTCAATACACGCCTGCCTACCAACTGGTAAAGCTATTGTTTACAATCCATCTATGAATAAAAAAGATCCTAACCAGAGCCTTATTTCCAGGCTGACTGAATTGAATGGCAAAGGCTTCTCCAAAACAGAGATGGCCAAGGTTGCCAACGTCAGTAAGCAAGCGGTAACCGGATGGTTTCGAACCGGTAAAATCAGCAAAGAATCAGCCTTGGCTGTTGCGGACGCAGCTGGCGTATCGGTGCCATGGTTACTCGGTGAGGACGTTGGAGAGAAAGATGGCCTTAAGCCGGACGAACAGCGCCTGCTGGAGCTGTACCGCCAGTTACCGGAAGAAGAGCAACAGAACATGCTCCGCATCTTCGCGATTCGCCTGAAGGAGCTTGATGAGCTGTATGAGCGGTATATGAAGGGAAGGATTCGTTCGCAAGATAGTTAAGGCTAACAGTATGAAACTGGAAAATCTGAAATTTTCAATTTTATTTCAATGAGATAAAAATTTTAATGCTGGTGGTAAGTTACCTTATATTTTACTTTTGGCTACATAACAAAATGATAAGTGTCATTGACAAAAATGCAGCGGGCTTACCATAATGGTAAATACAAAAATAGTTAGTCGTTATGATAAGGATTTCCCTGGGGAAGGTGCATCGCGAAAAATCACAACAGGGAAACTGTATGGTGATGTCCTCGCATGCGTTAATCCTTTGCGCGCAATGGGTTGGACCCAAGACTGTAAAGACGACCTTTTGTATCTTTCATTTGACAATGATGACCTTTCTGATCTGATCAAAGAAGCTGTAACAAGCGGTAGATATAAGGGGTCGGAGTGGTGCCAACAAAAGATAAATGGTCCTTGGGCTGCCTGTGACGTTTACACACTGAATCGGCGTGAATGGTCTGATACAGCGCATAGCTACTTGCAGTGCTGTTACTATGTAAAATTTTGCATATCCAAAACTGGAACGATTTTGCTTGTGGCTTCTTGCCATCTATCGACTTAATAGAGAGACGAAATGACCAACCTGAACATATGCCCAGCCTGTGGTGAAGGATCACTTCATCCAGAAAATGTGCGTATATCTTTCAATTACAAGGATAACGCCTATCCACTAGATACAGAGTATTCTGTTTGTGATTGCTGCGGTTCAGAAATCATCAATGATGCACAAGCAAAGAGAAATAAAAGAAAAGTCATAGCGTTGCAGAAAAACTGTGATGGTTTACTGACAGGTAAACAAGTTTATGCGATACGCAGACAACTTGGTCTGACTCAGGCTGAAGCAGCGAAAATTTTTGGTGGCGGTCCAATTGCCTTCTCCAAGTATGAGGCAGATGATGTCACTCAGTCTTTAGTTATGGACAAAATGCTACGACTCGCCTCCTCGTCTCCGGAAGTTCTCGACAAGCTTTGCGAAATGGCTGGGATTCGTAAAAAATTCAAAGTTACGTGGACGACTGCAGATTCAGAACCAGTAGAATTTATGCTACTTGATTCTACTGTCGTGGACGTACAAGTTAAACGCAGGGATGTCTGTTCACATCATTAATGGATAATCATGAAATACTCTATGTCTCACATGTGGATCGATAGCTTTCACTTAGATCCCACAAAAGATGCAACCGAAAGCGGTGAGCAATATTCAATGCTGATTGAATGTGAGGTTGATTATAATGAAATCAATAACAAACAGGTCAGATTTGCCATTGATTTGAAATTGCACGCCAGTAAAAAATTTAGGTTTAATGCTTGTCAGAAGGTGCTTTTTAGCTTTGAAGATGAGATCTCTCAAGATGAAGCTGAGAAGGTGATTCAGGATCTAAACACACCTTCTATGCTTTACCCCTATGTGAGAGCTTTCACTATGGCTACTTTGCACCTTGCAGGGCATAAGAATATCAATTTACCTGTGATGTATTTCAAATAGTACCGCTTACCAATTATAACCCGGCCGCCGAGCCGGGTTTTTTATACCCTCACCCACCAGCTCCGCCGCCAAATTAACGCCCCGAACTCCCCCATCCTGACCTTAGCGCCGGGATTTTTTTTGCCTTCTATCACGCAATTTCATACTCCAAATCACGCAAGTAAAGCATTGCTGTACTTTTTATTGCTTCATTGCTTGACCATTTAGTAAAGTGGTGGTTTACTAATATCACCAAGACGCAGTACGAACCATCCAGGCATGGAGCCCACGAAGTAGCCGCCGACGGCATACGAATAGTCGGATGAGGTGGAGTGATTAACGCGCATCAGGTTAAAGAAACGTTCCGCCAGCCTGGCGACAAGGGCAAAGGAGATTGAGATGAAAGGTAATACGAAGAAAGTGAATTACATCGGTTTCGCGGCTTGCTGGGCTCGAGGTATCGAATCTCGCCAGAAACCGATGCAACTACCAAGTTCACGGCAGGATTGTGGCAAAGGTGTTAACGCCCCGGAATACAAACACGCCCACCGCGCGGTGCAGCGGTTAAATAAAACAGGCGGAATTCCTCGCGGTAATGCGTACGCGAAAATATCCCGCCTGGGATATCAGAGTGAAAGTCGTAAGGACCTTACTCGATCGATTCAATAGGTTGAAGAGGAGCTGAGCGGCTTGCTGGCCACTCGCTCTCCGGGAAGTAATTTTTAGCGACAATAGCAGACAATTTTTCGATTACTTCAGCAGTTCTGTTTTTGATGACTGCATCGTTGACTGCGTCGGAAAGAGAGAACCAGCCATCCTTTTTGCAGGTGTAAATGTTAGCAGGAATCATCTCCCCAGTGACCGGCGAAGGCTGGGGATGTCGGGAGAAGACGGATTCAGCACCGCAAATTGGGCAAGGTCTGATTTCAGATTTCATGACATTTCCTTGATTTGACTGTGGAAATGACAGATTACCGAATTCCTTTGTCTGTGGAAAGCAAGGAACCCGCGCCGCCTGAGCGGGTTAACAAATCAGGCACTATTAAAGGGGATTGAGATGAAAGCTAATCCAGCAGTACCAAACAGCGGTCGCGCCGTTCCAATGCGCAACCAACGTACCGGCGCAGCATGGCTGGTCTCTTTTAACTACAGCGAAGGCATGTACTGGCACGAACCGCAGGGCAACCTGCGCCACATCCGCCGCCCGTATGCCTCACGCAATATTGAACCGCATCTGGTTCCGGCAGGGACGCACTAATGGGCACCTTATTCGCTCTCGTCCTGACCATCGGCATGACCAATGGTGAATTTCAGGATGTGGTTCTCGATGTCTATGACAGCCAGCAGCAATGCGAGCAGGCCGCCATCGAACAGAAGGTTTCTGGGGATTGCTACCCGGTAGAACGGATCGTCCGCAGTGACGAAGTGCCAGCGGAAACCACGGTTAAGTTCTGAGGAGATGATGATGCAGAAGAAATGCGCGTACTGTCGCAAACCAATCGAGTCCGGGAAAGAAGTTAAAAACGTATTGATCTTCATCCGCGGTGCCCAGCTGGCGCGCGAAGAACTCAATTATTGTTCCAAGCGTTGCGCTTCGTACGACCAGATGGCCCACGAAAGCTAACGTATTCCCGCGCAAGGCGGGATCTACGTCCGGTGCCACCGACCAAAGTTACACCGGAAAACTACCTAACCCAAAAACACACCCAATGGGCGCTATCTCTGGCCCGGGGATCTTACATCCAAAAATGAGGATCTGACATGGAATTTTTCCATCTGCTTAAGGCCAGTCAGAAATCTGGCAAGAAAGATGCGGTGATTTGGTTCACTACGAAAAGTGCAGCGCGCGCCGCCCTGACGCTCGATGTCGCGCTGGAAGACGCCGACATCGAAACTGGGCGCGGTAAGGACTACGCCAAGCCTGTACGCACCGATATGCCGATTGTTGACGATCTGCCTGAAGAGGGCGTTATTGATTACACCTGGTGCGAGCGCTACACCCTGGCTGACGACCAGCGCACCTGGAACGTGATCCCGGGTACCGCACAGATGGCACAACCAGGCGAAGAAGTTGTTGAAGGTACCGACACCACTATCGTCGACGACGTGGATATCGAAACTGGCGAAATCGTTGGTGATGTAAGCGGCACCGAGACGGTCTGTGATGCTCTGAGAGAGTTCCGCGAACGCAAACTCCCTGTACTGACGACCGTTGCCACCCTGCCTTTCCGTCAGCGCGTACTGGCACAGTTCATCGCGGACAAACAGTATTTCTATCACGTCGATGAAGAGCAAAAGCGAGCCATCCTGGAGCTTGAGCTGGATGTGGATAACAGCTATGCGCAGAACCTGATCCTGGCTGCTGAAAATGTTGAGGCGTTCAAGAAAGCGTACGAACCCGACATCTGGAAAGTGGTCAACGCACTGAAAACTATCTTCCCTGTTGAAGGAAAACGTACAGAGCTGTCTGTGGTCATCCAGTTCTTTAAAGCATGGTTCAACACCGAGAGCATCGACCGCGGGATCCTGACGCGCGAATGGGCCGCAGGTAACCGCATCAACCACGTGCAACGCACTGACGCAGGCACTAATGCCGACGGCGGGTATGTAACTGACCGCGGCGCAGATGCGCATCACACCCTGGACACCCTCGATCTGGAGATCGCCTGCGCCCTTCTGCCGATGGACTTCAACCATCTGGAAATCCCCGGCAGCATCCACCGCCGCGCCAAAGAGATTGTCGCGAACAAGGAAGAACCATGGAAATCATGGAGCAAAATCCTGCGCAACCAGCCAGGCGTTCTGGCTGTCAACCGCGCGGCCATTTTCAACCTGGTGCGCATTGCGCCGGAGAATATCCACCTGACGCCAGCTGCGCATCTGGAGTTCGTGAACCGGACGATGACGGCTGAATTCAATGCTGCAACTGAATTGATGGCCCTCCAGCCTGTTACTGACGAACCTGCGGAGAATGAGATTGATAGCCACTTTGTCGATCAGCAGTTAGCTGCTGAACGCGGCGAGTTCGTTGACGGCGTCAGTGACCCTGTCGATCCGAAGTGGGTTAAAGAAGATCTGACTGCTACCAGCCAGCCACAGGTCGCGAACCTCGGCGGCGGCGTGTTCTCTATCGAGGGCCTGATGGGTGGAAATACTGACCCGGTCATCAATACCCCCTCAAATGCAGTCGAAAAAACGGAAACAGTAACGGAGACCACCAGCGATTTGCAGATGGAAGAGACTAACCCGGCGGAAAGAGAAAGTGTTAGCGCGGTTCCACCAGGCGAAAGCGCTGATGCAACTGATCCGCAAGCAGATGCCCTGAATTCGTCCGAAGTTCTGGCCGCCGCAGCACCGACCCTGGGTAACCAGAAACAGGCTGATGTGAAACAAAATGCGGAAAATGCGCATCAGGATGACGATTCTGCGCATCAAAACACACCACAAGTTAATCAGATCGAGCCAGAAGCGCATCAGACCGAACCAGAAGCCGAATACCCAGCGTACTTCGAACCGGGCCGCTATGAGGGGCTGCCGAATAACGTCTACCACGCAGCAAACGGGATCAGCAGCACGCAGGTGAAGGATGCTCGTGTAAGCCTGATGTACTTCAACGCGCGCCACGTCGCCAAGACCATCCCGCGCGAAGGCTCCAAAGTGCTGGATATGGGCAACCTGGTGCATGCGCTGGCGCTGCAGCCGGAAAACCTCGATGAGGAGTTCAGCGTGGAGCCGGTGATCCCGGAAGGGGCGTTTACCACCGCGGCGACCCTGCGCACCTTTATCGATGCGCATAACGCCAGCCTGCCAGCGCAGCTGAGTGCCGACGACATCAAGGCGCTGCTGGATGAGTACAACTCCACCCTGCCCGCACAGTTGCCGCTGGGTGCATCAGTTGATGAAACCTACGCAGCTTATGAGCAGTTGTCAGAGGTTTATCAGCGTATTGAGAACGGCACGAAACATACCGCCACGGCCATGAAAGCCTGCATCAAAAAGTACAACGCCACCCTGCCCGTTCCGGTGAAAATCAGCGGCAGCCGCGACGCGCTCCTCGAGCAGCTAGCGATCATCAACCCCGACATGGTGGCGCAGGAAGCGCAGAAACCGGCACCGCTGAAAGTGTCCGGCACCAAAGCGGAGATGATCCAGGCGGTGAAGTCCGTGAAGCCGGATGCGGTATTTGCTGACGAACTGCTGGATGCGTGGCGCGAGAACCCGGGCGACAAGATTCTGGTTACCCAGCAGCAGATGCAAACGGCGCTGGCCATTCAGAAAGCACTGCACGAACACCCGACTGCCGGCAAGCTGCTGCTGCACCCTGATCGCGCTGTTGAGACGAGCTATTTCGGTATCGATGAGGAGACCGGGCTGGAAATCCGCGTACGCCCGGATCTGGAAATCGACATCGACGCCGTTCGCATCGGGGCCGACCTGAAAACCATCAGCATGTGGAACGTGAAGCAGTCCGGTCTGCGCTCTCGACTGCACCGCGAAATTATCGACCGCGATTATCACCTCAGCGCAGCTATGTACATGAATGCCGCGGCGCTGGATCAGTTCTTCTGGATTTTCGTCAACAAAGACGAGGGTTATCACTGGATCGCCATCGTTGAGGCCAGCGAAGAGCTGATTGAGCTTGGCATGCTCGAGTATCGCCAGACGATGAACCGCATCGCCAACGCGTTCGACACTGGCGTGTGGCCAGCGCCGATCACCGAAGACTACACCGACGAACTGAACGACTTCGACCTGCGCCGCCTTGAAGCGCTGCGCCTGGCTTAATGGAGAAGATGACTATGCAAAACACTAACGTAACCTTGGCTGACCAGACTCCGAACACTATCTCTGCCAGCAGCGCAGTTTTCAACGTGCAGGCACTCGGCCAGCTCACCGCCTTTGCCGAATTAATGGCGCAGTCTGCTGTGACCGTGCCTGATCACTTGAGAGGTAAAACAGCTGACTGCATGGCGATCGTGATGCAGGCCATGCAGTGGGGCATGAACCCTTACGCCGTCGCGCAAAAGACTCATGTGGTCAAAGGAACGCTGGGATACGAAGCGCAACTGGTCAACGCGGTGATCTCCAGCTCCAGCGCCATCGTTGGCCGCTTCCATTACGAATACGGCGGCGACTGGGAAAAGATAGCTGGCAAGAAGGAGGGGCGTGATGAATCTGGTCTGTTTGTCCGAGTAGGCGCTGTCCTGCGTGGCGAAAACGATATCACCTGGGGCGAGAATATCTACCTGGCTGACATCACTACCAGGAACTCACCACTGTGGACTACGGCTCCCAAGCAGCAGATCGCCTACCTCGCAGTTAAGTACTGGGCGCGCCTCTACTGCCCTGAGGTCATCCTCGGTGTCTACAGCCCGGATGAAGTTGAACCACGCACAGAGAAGGAGATCAACCCGGCACCGCAACGCGTTAGCCTGGCTGACATCCCCGGTGACACTGTAACAACCACCCACAGCGCGCAGGAATCGGCAACCAATATTGATGCTCTGGCCGATGATTTCCGGGATCGCATTGAAGCTGCTGAGGATGTGGATGGTGCTAAAGCACTCCGCGCTGACATCGAAATCGCAAAGGTGACGCTGGGTGCGGCCCTGTATACAGAACTCAAAAACAAAGCGGTGAAACGCTATTACTTGGTTGATGCGCGCAACAAGGTTGAGGCGGCGATCAACTCCTTGCCACAGCCTGGCGAACCTGGCGCAGCCGAGCGCTTCGAGGAAGCTGAACGCGTGCTGTCGTCGGCAAAGCGCCATCTTGGCGACGAACTGCACGATCAGTTCAGCATCACCCTGGCAGATATGAAACCGGAATACGTGGCCTAAGGGAGGCGGGAGGGTTCGCCCTCCCGGCAGAGGAATTATGCGATTAATCAACCGCAGCACACAGTCACCGCTGGCGCGTCAGGCCTGCGAAATCGCCCTGGCGGCCCATCAAGAGCGGTATGGAAACTACGGACGCAGCCGGATGAAAGAGACGTACACGGTAAGGGTGGAAGGAGTGAAGGTCTGGGTGGAGGTGGTGAACCGCAAGGCGAACTACGTGGCCACGGCAATGACCGGCATGCGCCGCCTGCGATCCTTGCCCGGGCAGATAGCCTGATATTGAAATATCAATGTTTAACAACCGGCATCTTTATAATGATGTCGGTTACCTGAGGTGAAAGATGGCACAGGTGATTTTTAACGAAGAGTGGGTGGTCGAAGCGAAGCTGTGTGAGAGAACGGGACTCTCAAAGCGGCAGGTAACTTGCTACCGCGCTCATCGCTGGATCGAAGGTATTCATTTTAAGCGTGTAACCCAGACAGAAGGAGATAACAACTCTCCGCGGGCGACACTTTGGTACAACTTCCCAAAGATAAACAGTTTCGTTCAGGAGCAGTGACGTGGCGCCAACGGGTGTTGAAATTCACAATGGCAAAATTCGGATATGGTTCATTTATCGAGGGGTCCGTTGCCGGGAAACGCTTAAAGGCTGGCTGGTGACGAACGCCAACCTCAAAAAAGCAGGCCAGCTTAGAGCGAAGATCACCAGTGATATCCAGATGGGGATATTCGATTATGGCCTGCAGTTTCCTGGCTCTAAAGCAGCAAAAAAATTCTCAACTACGTTGAGGATTAGTACATTCCAGGAACTTTGTGATGAATACAGCGGAACAAAAGAGCTGGAAATGTCTTACGCATCAGCGCGGAACATGCAGTCCATCATCAAGATATTGCTGCGAATCGTTGGTAGCGAAACCCTGATCACCGATATTCAACAGATAGACATTCTGAGATACCGGAAGGAGTTGTTGCTGGGGGATGTACGCAATGATGTTGTGCCACATCTGAATAAAACGGGCCGTGCACCGGCGACGGTAAACGAGCAAATCCGCACGCTTTGCGCCATGCTGAAATTTGCCAAACGTAGCCACATTATTACCAACAGCCCTTTTGAAGATATTCCTTCTTTGAAACGGCCGCGGAAAGCACCGGATCCATTCACGATGGAAGAATACGAGCGATTCATTTCGGTGTTACCGGCTTCAGTTGTTAACTTATGGAAACTGGCCTTTTACGCTGGTCTTCGTCATGGGGAGCTGTGCGCACTTGGATGGGATGATGTTGATCTGGTCAATGGAAAAATTCACGTCAGTCGGAATCTGAACAACTACGATCAGTTCGGGCCGCCTAAAACGTCAGCCGGAGAACGCACGATTACATTGCTGGAGCCAGCCCTCGAAGCGTTAAGAGATCAATTCCATCTGACCGGTGCAGACCAGACGACAGAAATCACATTTAACCATCGTGCGTATGCGAGCACTGAACAGCAGCACGTACGGTTTGTGTTTCGTCCGGTAATTAAATTTGCCGTTCCGAATCCCTATTATTCAAAAAACGCGCTGGGCTATAGCTGGAAGCAGGGACTAAGAAAAGCGGGAATACGCAGCCGTGTGCCTTATCAGTCTCGACATACTTACGCGTGCTGGTTGTTGTCTGCAGGAGCGATCCCCTCTTTCATCGCCAGCCAGATGGGGCATACTGATGCCAGTATGGTGTATAAGGTTTACTCTAAATGGATGTGTGATAAAGACCGGGATCAGGTGGAGCTTTTAAACAGCAAATTAGGCTAA